TTAGATTTCTTGAAGAGCGTGGTGAACCACAGGCTGCGTTAGCAGAATATTCTAATACTATATATGGTAATCCTTTAAATACTATTCCTTCCATGAATAAACAAATTACTACTCCGGGACAGCAAGGCCCAAGTACAGGACAACAGTTACTAGGACTTGGTTTATCTGCTGCTAACATCTATGGTATGGGAGGCGGTTCTGCTTTTGGTGGACCGGGATTTAGCGGTAAAAATCTTTTTGGATATAAACAAGGTGGTGGCCTATCTGATCTTGTATATAGACAGCAAGGTGGAGGTATGGGACTCGATTCTGTTTCTGAAGAAGATGCAGAAAAAATTAAAAATCAATTAGACGCTACAGTTGCAGCACAAGAAACTCAACAGCCTGTAAATACACAGGTTAAAAATAGTAGTCCTGCAATAAATGCTATCCGAAATTTAATACCTAATGACTTTGCTATGACACGAGCATTAACTAATCCTGCTCTTCCATCAGGCGTAGAAACTGAAGAAAGTATAAGAGCAAGAACCGAAGGTACTAAGACATCTTATAGAGATGCTTTACAGGCAGACCTTGCTTCTCGTGAAGAATTAACAAAAGGAAGAACAGTAAGTAAAGAAAAGTTTGCCAGAGAACAAGCAGATAAATCTAGAAAAGCTTTGAAAGGCTACGATCCTGCTATATTATCTAATCTTGCTGCTGCTTTATTTAATCCAGACATTAGTGCTGGCGAAGGTCTTGCTATGGGCATTGAGGCAAGACAAGAAACTCTTAAAAAGAATAAAGCAGAACTGAGAAAAATTGATTCTAACTTAGCTATTGCTTTAGATGCTAACGAAGATATGTTGTTTGAATCAGCTATATCAGGATTAGATAAAGAAACTGCACAGGCTATGGAGTTTATTAGAGGCGATGCAGAAGTGTTAGAACGTATTGCACAGATACCTGCCAAGCAACGAAAAGAAGTTGTAGATGCTATTGTGTCTGGTGCTACAATTGATGCTGCATTTGCAAAAGCAAGGGCATCTGGCAAAACTGCTAAAACACTTCCAAATTTATCTGCTGTTCAAACAGAAATGAGTGCTGCACTAAATGTCAGAGGATTTGGATCACTTGTAGATGGGGCTTTTGTAGCTAGTGGTAAACTTTATGGTGATAAAAGAACTGCAGCCCGAGTTAATGAAGCACGTAGAAGTACAATTGAAGCTCTTAGAGAAAATCCAAGTCAGCCCGATCAGGCTTTAAAAATATTTAATTCAGTTCTTGATAGATTAAGCAAATAAAATGTCTTCAGAATTAGCTACAAAAAGTGGTGACGAAATTTTTGAAGAGATATCAAGAAGAGTTGATGCGTCTTTAGATGTTGACTCTTCACCAACTAGTTTACCTATACCGACTGTTTCCACTACAACATCTTTAGATGAAGTACCTTTATATAAAAAAAGTGGTGACGAGATTTTTGAAGAGATATCAAGAAGAGTTGATGCGTCTTTAGGTGTTCCTGACGCTGCTCAACCTGTTGCTGCTCCTTCCGATCAGCCTGAATATACTATGGATAGTCTCGATACTAATCGAGAATGGATTAAGAATGCTAAAACTTTTCATCAGCATTTAGAAGGTGAAGATTGGAAAGGCTCTGATAAAAACCTTGCCGAATGGTTTAAGCGTCGTCATGCCCAACTTAACAATGATATTGTCAATATGGGAGCAACCGCTTATTCTATAGATGATATGGACGATGCTACTAAAAAATCTTTAGTAGATTCTATGGATATGTATGACGATACAGATAGTGATGTAGGTTCGGCTTTAAGAGCTTTACGTTATTCACTAACTGATCCTTTAAATTTAGCGGCTGTTGGTGTTGGAATTCTGACGGCTGGAGCGGCTACGCCTCTCTTAACACCTCTAGTTGGTGCATCTAGAGCGGCTGCTATTGCTAGTAGATTAGCATTTAAATCTCAACTTAAAAAACAACTAATTGAAAAAGGTATAGGAAAAGAAGCGGCTGAAGAAATAATTAAGACAGGCGCGTCTAAAGAAGTTTCTGAAGAAGTAATAAAACAAGTAGTTAAGGACTCCGCTAAAAAGGTAGCTCTTACTACAGGTGGTACTGGTTTTGCAGGGGGTGCTGCCTATGGCGCAGCTATGGACCTTGCAGATCAGTCTTTAGATTTAAACCTTGGTAGAGTCTATGATAATGATGTATATGAAAGATTTATTGCAGAAGGCATGTCTCCTGAAGAAGCGCGTGAACTATCAAAAGCTGATAGCATAGATTATAAACAATTAGCTTTAGTAACATTATTTAGCGGTGTTATAGGCGGAGGCGCTAACTTTGGTATTAGTAAATGGGCTGCTAGGCGCATGAATAAAAAAGTTGGCAATGCTGCTGTACGTGCAGAAAGACTTGCCGAAGCTGAAGCTGAAGCCCTTGGACAACTAGTACCTTCAACAACCGTTGTTATGAGCAAAGTGCCACAGAAAATAGGTGATGATCTTACCGTAGCTTCACAAAAAGTAGAGGCTAATGGTAATGTAGTTGTTGAGGTTCCAATAGAAGAAGGCTTTGGAGAGGTAACAGGAGCAGCAAAGAAAAGATTAGAAAAAGCTAGAAAGGATAAACTTAAAGAAATTAGAAAAGGTATAGAAAATAACCCAAATGTAAAGGACACTGTTGAAGAAGTTTTGCCTGATGGAAGTGTACGTTTTACAAGTAAGAAAAAAGCAACAGCCGGAATTGCTGAAACAGAAATAAATATTAATGGAAGAACTCTTGTTCAAAAAGTTTTAGCATCTACTCAACGTGCTTTAGGATCAGGTGCTGGTTTAGGACAAGCTCAGAAAAGAAGGCGGGAGCGTTTAGACGCTACTCGTATTTTATCTGAAAGATTAGTTGCAAGAAATCTTAGTCGATTGCAAACTGCCGTTAAAAAAGATTTGAATACAAAAGTTGAAAGTTTAGATAAAGAAACACTTACTTTAATAGATAATGGTTTTCGTGGCAATGCTGCTGCTCTTTCAACTCTTAGTTCTCGTGCGCCTAATATTTTAAAAGAAGTTAATTTAATGCGAGATAATGTTAAAGATTTTCAGCAACAATTAATAGATACAAAAGCAATAAAAAAAGACTCAGAACTTGAAACAAGAATTACCCAATCAATAGATGGTGATACTGAACTATACGTTACTACAAGCTATGAAAAATTTGATAATCCTAATTTTTCTAAAGAATTTATTAAAACAATTGAAGGAGAAAAAGCTTTAAAGGATGCTAGACAATTATTTAGCAATCAGTATAGAAACATAGATGATGGTTATAAAGCAGCTAAAGAAGCTCAAGACGCTAAACAAACTTTAACCAAAGAACAAGATAGTTTAATTAGGCAAGTTGAAAAAGAACCAGAAGGATACATAAACCAACAGTTTGAAAAAATATTAACTGTTCACGATGAGGGTGATTTATTTACAGCTTTTGGGCAGATAGACACACCCCAATCCGCTCTCAAAATCTTGTCTAAAAAGAAAGATATAAATGAAGTTATTCGTACACTTATGGGCGAAAGTAAAAATCCATTTCAAAATTATGCTAATACTTTATCAAAGCTTATGCAGACCGTTGAAACAATTAATTATGAACAAGAGGTAGCAAAAGCTATTAGAGCAGGAGAAATTAAAGGTGCAGCAACAAACATTATTGCTGCTCAAGATATTACAAAATCATTAACATCTCGTATTCCTAGTCGAGCAGATATTACTAGACCGTTACAAGAAACATCACCAGATATTACAAGTCCACTTGAAGGTTTATTTGCTACTCCTCAAACTCAATCTGCAATAGAACTTGGTAATGAATTTATTTCTAATTGGGGTAAAGTAGGACAAACTTATATGCTTGTTCAAGGCTATACTCGCGCAGCAAAAACTGTTTATAGTTCAACCGCAGTTGCGCGTAACTTTATTGGCGGTGGTTATATGGCTTTTGGTGCAGGATACCTAAACCCTAAAAATTTAAAAGCTATGAAAGATACTGCTAGGGGCATGGGGCTTTTTCCTGACGAGCAACTTCGGGCAGAATATGAAAAGGGTGTTGCTTTAGGGTACTATCAAGCGGGTATTGATTTAGGTACTTTTAGAGGTGCTTTGCAAGATGCAGGTAAAGAAGCTTTTTGGGATTTAAGTGATCCAATTTATCAAGGCAAAGGTTTTTTAAATAAAATTAAAGGTCGCGCAGGAAATTTAAATAGAAAAGCAATTACTTTTTATCAGTCTATGGATGATATGTGGAAAGGTTTTGCCAATGCTAATGAAAAAAGCAATCAACGTCAGATTTTAATAGATAAAGGAATTAATCCTGACGAAGTTATAAGAACATTTAGATCAAGTGATGGTCTTCCTATTAAAATTACTAAGTTAGATGAAGAAGCTGCTGCTCAAGTAAACTTACACATGCAAAACTACAACGGTATCCCACAACTTCTTAGAAAAGCTAGGCAAGCTCCTCTTGCTGACTTTCTATCTTTTAAATATGAAATGATTAGAACGCAGGGTAACATTCTTAAATCAGCTTTTAAAGATTTAAAAGAAGGTAGCGACCAAATGAAGCTTGGTGTTAAAAATGCTGATGGTTCTTTACAAGGCGAAGCACAAAGAAATTTAGGAAGAAAAAGATTTGGTTCTATTGTCGCCGCACAAGCTTCTGCTCCAGCACTAGCCCTAACATTTTCTACATTAATGGGTTTAGAAGAAAAAGAAAACCCTGATAATCCTTACACTAAAAGAGAAGGAATAGAATATTTTCTTCCTGATTTTGCTAAAGGCGCAGAATATCTTTATACAGACTATGATTCTAAAACAGGTAAAGGAATCAGAACCAGTTTAAGTTATATTAATCCTTGGGCAGCATCTCCACAAAATGATCCACTAAGGGCCGCACTAAGAGCCTCTAACCAAGGTGAGTATGTAGAAGGTGCTGTTGATGATGCTTTATATAGAGGAGCAGTGCAGCCTATTGTTGATAGTGTTGGTCCTAGTATGTTTTTTGAGGCTGTACGATCATTGGCTACGGGCGAAGATGAATATGGCCGTCCGTTAAGTAGTTCTCCTTTATGGAACGATCAAGCTATAGCTAGATTAAAACAAGCTTCTAAAGGGTTTGAACCGGGTATTATAAAAAGTGGTAGAGATATTTATCAAGGTTATAAAGTTAAACGTACAAAATCTGGTCGAGAAATAAGTGGAGGATTTGCATTAACTGCCGCAGCTACTGGCATTAAACCAGAATTTTTTGACATTGGCAGAGAAGTAGGATTTAAACTTAGTACATTATCACGAGATATGGGTAAATACGATAATATATTTAACGAAATTGTTCGTGATAGAAGACCAAGAGATACTTCAGAATTTATAGATGCTTACAAAAAAACTTTAGAGCTTCAGTACAATAGATCAACAGAAATATTTGATGCAATATCTCACGCAGAATCTGCTGGTTTAGATACGTCAGCTATAGTTAACTCTATTACTGACAATGGTTTATTTGAAAACAGACTTGATGAAAAAGTATTGATAAATTTAGTTGAAGGAGAGGGTACATTTCTACCTGCTCCCCCAAATGTAGATACAATTTATAAATGGAGTGAATCAATTAAAAATTTATATGGAGGAAAATACACACCTCCAGTTGAGGATGTTTTATCTCAAATGATAGATATATACAGCCAGTATTCTGGCACTACAACAGGAGTACGATAATGCCTAACGATCCTACTATGATTTGGAATGCAATACTAAGCATAGCATGTGGCTCATTTGTATGGTGGGTGCGTGGCATTAGCCAACAGGTACAAGATACTAAGCGGCGTATAGCCGACACACGAGAAGAAGCCGCCAAGACCTATGCTACTAAAGACGAGGTAGATAAAGACCTCAATAAAATTATGGCTAGGTTTGATAGGCTTGAAGCTAAGTTAGATTCTTTTTTAATAAAGGTAAAATAATGTTAGAGAATTTGTTTTTTACTGCTAAGGAAATGGCCTGTCATGGTACAGGTGAATGCGAGATGGACGATAACTTCATGGAGAAGTTAATATCAATTCGTAAAAAGTTTAATACTCCTATGATTATCAATTCAGGTTACAGACATATAGCTCATAACTCTGCTATCAACGGTGCGCCTAAGTCACCACATATTTATGGTCGAGCAGTTGACGTAGCTGTGTCAGGTAAGGATGCTTACCGTCTAATTCGTATTGCAATGGAGATGGGAATGACCGGTATTGGTGTGGCTCAGAGAGGGCCAATCGAGAGAAGGTTCATTCACCTAGACGATATGAACGGTGAAGACCACCCTCGGCCTTGGGTGTGGAGTTATAAGTAAAGGAAACGGCTATATCAACGCTAAGGGGGTAGAGAGAGCCGTACAGAGCAGGTGACTTGTTTAGGCTAGGTTGCTGCCCCAACACTCTCCAACGGCTCTCCTGCCTCATCCTCGGCAGCGTTTTCTTCCAAATCTTCTTCATCGAAGAACAAATCTGCATAATCTGTCTTAGATAGCAGATCAATCAGTTTTTCTTGGCCTAATACGTTAAGGCATTTTATAATTGAAAGCTCTAGGGCTTCACGATCTCTTGGTACTTTCGTATCTGAATTAGCACCACGTACTCTACCTAATAATTCAAGTGCTTTGATGGCACTGTTAGTGTGTCCATTCGTGGCAGCATATGAGTACTGCTTCTCAATCTCCTCAAGAACATTGACATTAGTTTCTAGTTCATTCTCTAATGTATGAACTCGTTCTACAACCTCGTCTATCTGTAGCAGTCGATAGCCTTGGTTATATGCTGACTTATCCGAATACCCTGCGGCCTTAGCTGCCTCGGTTGCATTGCGGTGCAGCACATAAGCCTGTGCAAACTTTTCTTGTTTCTCGTTTAAGGCCATTGTTATTTCTTCATGTTGTTACGAGCAACACCTTTCCACTTTTCTGCGGTACGCATACCACCAAGACCTAGTAATGCCATAACAAGGCTAGTAAGTTCTGATGTCTCTAATGTAGGTAAGAATACATCTGGTGAGTACATCAGCAGTGTCCAGCTAATAATAGGAGCTAGTATAAACTGCCACGCTAAAGCAAAACAGCATACCCACATGATGGCTGGTCTTGCTCCACTTACAAAGACAGAAGGATGCTTGGCCTGTTCGATGTTAGCCTGTGCTTGAGCCATGTCTAGTGTAATAAGCTGGGACTTTAGTTCAGACTCTAGCTTAACCCGTAGGTCTTTGTCTTCAACAAACTTATCTAGTACTTTACCAGCTACTCCTACAACTGAATCTAAAATACCAATCATAGCTTCTCTCCTTCTTTTTTCTTAAGTGCTGTAACCTGTGGATACATTTCAAGTTTATAGCCTTCAACAATAAGATTGTCTTCCTCATTAGGAGTATCAAAGAACAAATATATTTTTATATCGGGGTACTTAAAGGACATGTCAGCAAAGAAGTTTAACCATGCTTTAGGTTCAAACACAGAAATATGTACGTTAGTTCCGTCAGCAAACTTTTTTAACGCTGGGACACAAGCAATATTAAAGAACGCTATCTTACCAGCATAGGATAAAATCTCATTTACTACCCACTTCAGGTCTGTCTCTGGTATATGTTCTAAAACATCAGTACAAATCACTGCATCAAAGTTACCCTTTTCCCATGCGTCAGGAAGTGTATCATGTTGCTCGTATGCAGGGTCATACAGTCTAAAAGAATCTAAATTCCAAAGCTCTCCAAGGGGCTTATCTATTTCATCAGATAGTTCTTTGAAGTTATCGCCGTAAAGAATGCCCTTACCAGCACCATAATCTAATAAAGTAATACAGTCATTTTTTTCTAGATAGCTTCCAATAATATCTATATATTTTAATAGACTCTTACCGTTAAACATTCCTTTAGCTGCTGAGTGCATCTTTTTGTATTCTGAAAGAAGCTTATGATATTCTTCAGAGGCATTATACTTATGAGTATGGGACGACTCATAATCAATCTCCCTGTCTGGAACATGTCCCCATTTAGAAATCTTGGTTTCTTCCCAGCTATCATCAGTCATTGTAGTAATCCTTAAATTGAGGGCGCTTATCCCTACTGTTATTTATTTTCCAAAGATCAGCAACCATTGTATTTTCTCCGTGGAAATCTAACACACCTTCCATGCCCTGATCTGAAAAGACTTTCTCGCAATCTTGTGCCATAGCTAAAAGCTCACCTGTAGTCCAATAAGTTTTCTCTTCTACATTAACTTCAATGTACTTAGGTTTAGGAACTTCTCCTCCTTCTACATCACCCGTAGTCTCTGTTTTTTCTTCTTTCGTAGGCTCTTCTCTACAACAGTCAAAGCCCCATAGATGAATATTTCTAATGCCCATTGTATGGAAGACACCAATAGCTCTCATGGCTGCACAAGTACCGCCTGTAATAAGTGTGGCTCCTTGGGGGATGCCAAGGTTATCTTCTACCTTAACCTGCTGATTAACAATTTCTTTACCCTGCTCTCCTTCTTGACGAAGAGAATCAGTATAGGCGTGCCAACCATAGATAGAAGCCTTGTTGTTAATCAAGTGTTCAGTGACAGAAGGATCAGTCATAGAAGCAATAAAGAATCTTGTAGTAGGATCAATGTTTGCAAACAAGTCTTTACGAATAACATTGTGTGTACTCTTACCTGTAATAGGTCGAGGGTCTAAGACAACACAGCCCCAAGGCTTGATACCTTGAGCAAGTAGGTGCGGATATGCGTGCTTAACTGTGAGTAATTTAGCATGTGGGTTATCGCTGATAAATTTCTTTAGTGCATCATAGTCGATGTACGGCCCAGCAGAAACAATAATACCCATTTCTTTATTTGCCGGATGTTTAGTTACCCACTTTTTATCTCCAATAAGTTTCATATTGGTTTGGATATTATTTGTAATGTACTCTCTAGGAACTGAGTCCCGTGGATGTACAATAATAGGCACACGTTTTAGTGTGTCTGGAACTTCTTCTAAGTCTGAATTGCTTAAGATAACTGTTAGATGGGTGTGACCACCATCAATTACCTTATCTCCAGAAGGTAGGATGTATTTTCTAACTACACTCTTCTCGTCAAACACAGTCCACCCATCTTCTACCGCAGGTTTTTCTTCTAATTTCTGTATGGCAATACCATCAAAAACTTTTTTAACACCCTGTGCTTCTTCTTTTGGGAGCTTCTCGTCATCATCCTTTGTAAAGTAATGATCCATAACAACCACTGGAACATCTTTTAAAAATTCATACTCAATCTCTACAGTTTCTTTACTGTTGCCGCTACCAATTAAAGCAAAGTCTACAGACTCTAATTGATGTGGATATTTTTTAAGATTATCTAGCTTATAGTGTTTGGCTAGGCTCTCTCTTACATTTCCTTTTACTATTTCAAAAGAGAAATCTTTCTTCTCTTTCTCTTTCATGTGTTCCTTAAACTCGTCAAGCCTAGCTGAGATAGCCTTCTCTGTGTTATGTGGCTTGGCATTAAACTCTAATGCGTCTGTAGCTGAAGTAGCGTCTTCAAATAAATCAAAGCCAATGTAATGAACAGTGTCTGTATTCTCAAACGCTGCCAGAGCCATCTCAATAGCCCGACCTGCGTTCCATGTGCCTGTCTCTAGCAAAGTGCTTGGCTTGTAGTGCCTAATTAAATCAGCAAGCTGGCGATACCTGTTGGGTAGAATGTCTGGAGATGTTTCGGTATCAGACAGTTGAATAAGCCTGTTACCTTCTTTGTCTCTAAGGGCAGCATTTTTCTTATCTCTGAGACAAGCAAAGAGATTATTAGCATATGAAGACTTACTAGAAATCTCATGTACCCTCATACCATGAGCTACGTAAATGGTACGTAGTCTATTTAGAATGAAGCTATCATGCCACTCACGATAGTTTAAGAACTCTCCAGAAATAAATGCTCCTCTAAAATCTCCAAGCAGGTCTACTGCTGTCTGTCTAGAAAGATTGTAGGCAGCGAAATGGCCTGAGTCATCTAGACATACCATATCAATGGTTTCTTTTTTATCAGGAAATAATTTATCTAGTTCTGTTACTGTAATCTTTTTCTGTGAGATTACGTCAGGGTCTAACCAGATCATCCACGCATCAACATTATTAAATGCACACTCTGTTATAGCTAAGACACGAGGCATAAACTTATGTGGGTCTAGGATATCCTGATATGGAATCTGTCCTCCTTCAGTTCCGTTATGTTCAGCATACTCACTAGAAAACTTAACGTAGTCTTCTAGATTATCAAGAGCATGGTAAAAAATATTAGACCCTTGTGGCAGACTGTGCTTGGAAATGTCTATATCATAATGATAGCAATGAAACTCAATGTCTGGAGACCAGTAATCTTTAAACTGATTTAGTACCACACTTCCTGTTTGATTTAAAATGTCTTCATTAAAACAAGTTACAACTTTATATTTCATCAGTTAATCCATGTAAAAGTAAATAAGAATAATCCATATTCCACTCGGAAGCATACTGTGCATCCATAGTTCTCTGACAATTCCAATCCTTAAACCAAGGTCCGCCAGTTGTAAAGTGAACATTTTTAGCATCAAGGTTCACATCGGAATGTCCATCAAGCCAGTTCCAATCCTCTGTAATTTTACCAATGTCAGATGCTTTATCAGATAGCCATCCAAACTTATGTAGCCAAGACCCTGTGTTTGAATTGATCTCATTAATTGTCAGCTTCTGATGTGCTGGGTGAGAACAGTTCCACAGTACAAAACTAGACCAGTTCTTTCTAAAGTAATTCTCTTGTAGCTTACCATCCATCTTAACTGTTTCTGTAGGAGCATAATCATGCTGCACACAAAACAAAGGATAAAAATCTGAATACTCTTGGGTAGTATACTCTTCAAACAAATCATTAATGTCTGTCCGCATATACATATCAGAGTCCATATATAAAGCCCAGCCTTCGTACATATTAAGTGCTGGCACAAGGAACCTAGTAAAACTAAAATCAGTAGAGAAAGGGCGACCATCTTTCTGGTCAATGAACTGGTCATCGACAATATCAAACTGTCGGTAAAACAATCCCATGCGCTCAACCATAGGTCGCTTGATAGGTATAATTCTTACAGCTTTAGACGCTGTACGTTCAATAGCAAACTTACATACATCATAGGCTGTTTGTTCTCGTGGATCGTATCCTATGTATACAGTAAATGGTAGTTTCTTAGACATATAAATAGTTGTAGAGAGGAAGCCACAACCCCCTCCCTACATCCTCTCCTCAGTTAATGTTAATATTTTTTGGTTGCTTACTTTCTGGTAGCTCTTTTTTCAGACTAAGAGTTAGGATACCATTGGTGAGGTCGGAATCAGAAACTTCCACGTACTCACCTAGTTTAAATTGCTTATGAAAATTTCTTTCAGCAATCCCGTGATGTAAAAATTTACTACTTTTGTGTCCTTTTCTAGCACCCTTAATGGAAAGTAAACCGTCAGTGTCGGTGATGCTAAGTTCTTCTTTTGTAAATCCTGCAACAGCAAGGCTTAATTTAAAATTATTACTATCTATCTTTGTTATGTTATGAGGGGGATAGTTACCAGCAAACTGTAACCTAATTGTTTCCAAGTCATTAAACAATGACTCAAATCCAATTGTATAATTATCTAAAAGTACTGACTTTAGTTCCATAATATTTCTCCTTATTTAGCGAGTTATCAAAGCCCCATGATGGCAGCTTCATATATATTATATAGTATTTTTATTTATAATGCAAGTCTTTTTTACACTCCACACACACCACCAGTACCGCTGATGTCACAGATGTCGTGTGTCTGTACGTTGTCCTCAAACTCTTCACCTAGTTTTTCTACTGCTTCTGCATATGGAACAGCAGTTAAAGGCTGACCGCCACGGCACCCATCAGGGAAGCAGGTAAAGCCACGTAGCCTGTGGGCATACTTAGCTAGTGTCTGTGCAAAGTCTTCTACACCAGACTCGTTGTTGTTGGGCGTTCCCCATGCAGGAAGATTGATAGTGCTAGAGATAGACATGTCTACATACTCCTGCACGTTAGCTTGGAAACTTAGTCGTCGTTCATAGTCAGTAGCAAGATCAATAGCTGACTCAATCTCTTCTGGCTTAGTGCCATACAGATCAATCATCTCCTGTGCTGCACTGTCTACTACATACTGGTAGTGCCACTTCTTTGACTTGAGGTAGCGTCGTTTGTATGATACTGCAAATATAGGTTCAACACCTGTGGAAGTTCCAGCCAGAATGCCGATTGTTCCAGTAGGTGCAACTGCTCTAACTGCTGCTGGTCGTGAAACAGATAGTGTCTCTGAAAAATCTCTGGCAATTCTGTCGGACTCTGCCTCGTAAACTTTAAGCCAGCGATGCAGTTCTGGGGTAGTCTCATACCTATGTCCTCGTTGGATAAGCCATTCGTGAAGCCCCATGAGTCCCAGCCCCAGCCGCCTGTTCTTCTCTCTGACAGTGTTAATCTTATCATAAGGTAGTTGTGCGCGTAAGGTTCCGCACAAGAGAAACTTGGTTGCGAGTTGGACGACGCCTTTGAGTTGAGTAAGGTCATCAATCCTAGCAAAATTAAGACTGCCAAGATTACAAACGTCACTGTCATCTTCGGACGTAACTTCGGTACACGCATTACGAAGGGTTTCGTTTTCTTTCTCGAAGAAGTTGAAGCTAAATCCGGGTTCAGCACTTCTAAGAGCCTGACGTACATTATACCTAAAGACATCTCCTATTTCTCCTGTTTCCCAATAGTTTAATAACCAATCAGTATCATAATTTACACTGATGTTTGTCATGTCAAGAGGACAAGGGAAGTCAAAGTCATCCTGCTTAACGTCAAAGTATGTTTGGCCTGTCTTTCCCACAGGCATTTCATTCCAGTTCTTAGCATTAAGAAACTGCATAATGTCTGGATGCTGATGATTGAGCGAAGCATAGATAGCACTGCGTCTGCTACCACCCTGCATAACTCTACGGCCAATCTCGTTAATCATTTGCATCTTAGGAATAGGTCCGCTGGCTGTGCCGCCTGTACCCTTAAGAGTTGCACCTTCTCCACGATAGACAGAATAATCAATACCAATGCCACCGCCTGTCATCAAACAAGATTCAGATTTCCATGATAGGTTAGCCCAATCTTCTCTGGTATCTTCTTCTGCTCGAAGAAGGTAACAGTTATTAAAGAATTTCTTTTCGCGTCCTGCATAATATAAATATCTACCACCCGGAAGGAAGCGGAGGTTAGACATGTGGTCAATCAGTTCGTCCTTCTCGTCACGAGTTAGATAGTTCTGACATACATCTTCAACCAGAGTACACGCCAGTTCGTGCATAGTTTCTGCGCCTGTGTGTGAGTATTTAGTATTGAAAATATCTTCACTGAACTTGGACCTGAACTGTGGATTTCTATTGGACTTAAACATATACTTCCCCTTCGTACTTCTATTTGTTGTAATATAACTTTAAAATTAACTCTGCATAATGGATAGCTTTCTTGATGTCTTTCTCCCCTTCTCCTTTGGTACGGTGGCGTGTGATATACTTTACTACATTACCCTCAAAGTAGTCAAGGCTATTAGCGTGGATATATTCTACTGGCTGTATGCCGCAGTCTTTGTAGTGATTGCCTCCGACCTGCTTAGTCAGAGTATTGTTGATGTCTTCTTTGTAACGTCTTAGATAATAATCATCTGCTCTTTCTTTAGAGGAGGATGTTAATCCTTCTTCTGACATTCTCTTGATCTCCTGTTTCTATTACCTTCAAAGCAAAGCTCCTTACCTTGTGAGGCTCAAGCCCTGCATGGGTACAAATTATTTCAAAGTCTTCGCTTGTCACACCGATAGATGCAAAGAACCATGCCTTAGCTTGGTCTCTTTCAAGTGTAATGCTACTGGCTTCATAGCTTCGTTTTTCTTTAAACAAATCTAAGAAAGCTTGTAAGATAACAGATACGTATAAAACTTTATGTGGGTCTTTGTTTAATTGATCGTATAAAGATTCAAACAGTGGTTCATTCATCTTCATGGTAGTCCTGAACTGGTCTATAGAACTTACCACCTACCCAGTTGTTGTAGTAGGCTGGCTCGTCTGTGCCTTCTAATGTAGCAGTTAGCACATGCCGTGTTACTTGATGGTAGCACTCATAATACTTTAAGCTTCTCTTGTTTTTAAACTGTCCTAGCATTTCAAATTTAAAATTATCTTTGCCGTGCTTATCAATATCTTCTTTGAGGTGACGACTAGAACCTGCATATATTTTCCAGTTGGATTCAGATTTTTTCTTACCCTTACGGAAAGACCAGTACTGTTTACATCCTATATAAGATTTCTTAGTTTTAATATTAGTAATACAGTATACAAAACCAAAGTGCTTATGTATGTCTATCTTCTTGTCGTAGTTCCAGTGCATCTAGTAAAATACTTCTTCTACGTCTGGCGTTTTCGCCACCTTAACCAGATGTCTTTTACCCGCTGAATATTTAAATGTACGTAAGCCTCTGCCCTCATTCGCATCACTCCAACATTCTCGATTGTGGCGGCAATACACACAACCAATAGGAAGACGCATGTTACCAGACTTACCGTCAGGAATAGCAGAATAGCACCTATCAGGGACCGTTGAGGACGGCTCCACCACTTTTTTAAGCTCTCTAATACGTTCCGCAGCATTTATCATCTCCATTGAATGTACTTTTGATAGACATATCTCACCAGTTGATTTGTCTATGACTAAGAACCCAGCCTCGCTCAATCCATTTGCTTGTGCATAGGCTGAAATCTGTGCAATGTAACCAAAAGGATCGTCGTTTACTAGGTCGTTACGTTTAAACTTATCAAAGCTTCTACCTGATGCGCTCTTACAATCAATAAGGACACCATCAATAAGAGAATCTTGATGTCCTTTAACACCTTCTAATGTTAGCTCTCGTTGCTGGTCAGTGACTGCATGTCCTGACACAGTAGCACATAGTAACAACAGTTCTTCTAAAATATATCCATATAAAAATTTAATTCTTGTGCTTGGTTGTATATGATCTTCAGTTGTTTCTACTCTTGAGTCATACCATAACTGTCTGTTTGGTTTGCCAATGGCTGATAGCCTTAGACCTCTACGATCCCTTGGAGTTTCGTTCATGAAGTCTTTAACGTGTGTCTTCAACATCTCTCCAAAGGTATCAATGTGCTTGTCTACCTCGGCTTCATCCATATCAATAGGATCAAAAGTAAATAGCTTATAAATATCTTCAACTAAAGTATCAATTGTTTTAGTCATAAAAATTAGAGGGACACCTAAATTAATAGATGCCCCTCCTCTCCTTTCAAATTACGAAGCTAGGGGGAAGTCTACTACTTCGTTATTTGTGTATCCATTAGGGACCACATCAAAGTCAGGACCGCTGCTTGTTGCATACTCAACAAGATCACGTACCTGCAAGGAATCAAGGTATCCCTTAACACCTTCTTTACCACCAAAGGTCCATGCTGTAGGACGGGCTTTTGCACATACCTTTGAACCATTACCAATCAAGGTATTGGCAGGGAAAGAATTGTTCTGTGCGTCCACTACTCGAATGCTACGGGGATCACCATTAAAGGTAGTGGTAAACTGTTTTAGCGTAACAAAATCACCACGCTTATCTTCTGGCTTGTTTGCTGTTACATTCTTAACAGATAGTCCTGCATCCTGTGCAATCTTCAAATTGTCTGGGTCAAGATTACAAATGTCAATCGTGTACTCAGGCTTCTCAGGGTTAATCATGTTAGGCTCAAACACCTTTGCCCAGTAAGCTTCACCAGTAATAAAAATAGGGTCTGGATATTCTTTAGTCATTTTAATTTCTCCTAGAGTTTCTATTTAGTTTCCATCTTGTCTACTACACAAGAACAAACATTATAACATAAGGTTGATATGAAATCAACACTTCCTTGTACTTTATTTTTACATCATACTCTCTTTAAGTAGGCTTGTCAACTTATTAATGGGTCTCTGCCCATGTTTTTCCTACTTTATATTCTGAATCTAAGGGACAGATAACTCCTAGTATTTTCTCAGTGTCCAGAATAGCTTGCTTGGTTATCTCACAAAACTGAGGAGTATCTTCTATGCTAACTTCAAACTGATACTCATCGTGAATAGAACCTACAAGCTTGGCATTTAGTTTCGTCTCATTAATTTGCTTTGTCATCTGAACCAACCATTCCTTACAGATGATTGCTCCTGCACCTTGCAACAAGGTATTGAGTGCAGCATGTTCAGACCGTATCTGCAACCACCTACCATCTAATCCTTTGATGGACCCTTGGGTTGCAGCTTCAGTAACCTGTGTACGAAGTCTTTTCAGGGCTGGCATGTTGCTTAGAAAACTTTCTATAAGCTCTCTGCCCTGTGCTGCTCCACCTCCAACAACCTTACCAATCTTAGCAGGACCAGCACCATAGAGAAAGGCATAGATAAAAGTCTTTGCCTGATCTCTGTTGGTGAGACCTGCCATCTTCATGTTGGCTGTGTGTACATCTCCATTAACTACTTCATGTATATACTCCTTGTCTTTCATGTAGTGTGCAAGGCACCGTAGCTCTAGACCAGAAGCATCAGTACCTACTAAGTTATAATTGTCTGGATCAGAGATGGTCCATAGTGATCTGAACTCTTTACCATAAGGACTGTACGAGGCTGGGACTTGTGCCATGTTAGGACTATTGTGAGCCATACGGCCCGTGATAGTCTTCAGTGTCATTACCCTGCCTCGTACCTTGTCGTCATCGTGACACTCTTTGATCCACGACTTGAGCATACCTGTTCTCTTCTGTAGCAGGAAAAACCTACTAAACATCTGAGCTTCTGGCATCTTGATGTGGCTTAGAGTTTCTTCATTGACAATAACATTACCTTTGTCTGTGTGCTTAGTAGGCTTCCATCCTTTCTCCATCAACCGTTCTGCTATCTGCTTACGAGAAGCAATGTTAAAGGGTATGTACTTAACCTTTGTCTTTAGTTGTAGTTCTTTAGGTGGGAACATCTCAGTTGCTGTAGCCACTAAGCCTTCCTCTTCTTCTTGTAGCTCAGACAGTAGCATCATGGCTCCACGAAGGTTAAGAGTAAAACCATTCTTCTCTTGCTGATCTACGATAGCTCTAACACAATTTTCTAAGCGTATGCTTTTTGTAGAAAACTTTACTCCTTCTTTGTCTAGCTGTTGTGCTACCTTGTGTGTAAGCCTAACGTCCTGCTTACAATACTCTAGCATCTCTGGCGTGTAATAATCAAACTCTTTGAACTCTATCTTAGTATCACTCAGTCTCTCTCCCCATGCCTTGAGGGAATGTCCTCCTTCTCTGACAGGGTTAAACAACTGTGATTCAATGAGGGTGTCACGAATCTGTCGTAGCTGTATTGTAGAACCTATCAGTCTGTTTAAGACAGGTGCATCAAAGCTAATGCCATTGTGCATTATAAATTGTTCTACGTTCTTAGCCCACGAAACAAACTCGTGACACTCCTCACCTACCCACGACCACTCAGTACCGTTGTCGTAGTCTCTAGCCACGATGCAGTGGATAACTGTAGCATCAATAGCATCTGTTTCTATGTCTACAATAGCCCTCATATTTAGAAAGGAATATCTTGGTCATCTTCATTATCAACAAAAGGATTATCAATCTGTGTCATGCGTCCTGTCTCACTGTCGTAATGTAGGTGTGTAGATATCCCTGTGTCTCCTGTGTAACGGTTCTTCAAGATGCGTAGTGTAGTTGTGTTGGCTTCTATCTCATCGGTGGCCTGTTGGTTACGCTCCAATGCTATCACACTATCACTGAGATGTGCAATAGATGCTGACCCACGAAGGTGTGACAGGCTTACCTCACGGCCATCCTCATGGCCCTTGTCACCTGATGGGCGGCGGAGGTGGCTGACAAGTAGCAAGCCAATGCCTGTCTCCTCAACAAGAGAACGTAGCTTGGTCATAAGTATATCAATAGACTTACGCTCATCACCTTTGTCTTCCTGTCCTGATACAAGGATGGATAGATGATCTAGGAAAATCCATTTACAATCAAGAGCCTTTGCCATGTAACGAACACGATCTAGTATCTCGTCGTTAGAGATAGAGCCAAAATGATCGAAGGCAAAGAACCTGCCAGTACCTACTGTCTTCTCCTGCCAATCATTCAACTGTTCTTGTGTGAACTGGTCTCTAATCTCTTTGATATACAATCTTGCGTTAGCTTCCACTGACATAAGATTGAATGCAGTGTTACGTATGCTCTCCTCTAGTGCTAGTACACCAATATTGTACTTAGTAGTAGACATAATGTGGTGCATAAGTTCTCGAATAATACTACTCTTACCCATACCAGCACCACTAGTAAACGTAACTAGTTCTCCTGTACGCATACCGTATGTCTTTTCATTGAGCTTAGACCAAGGATATAGGACTGATTCAAAATATGCTTCGTCATACAACGAAGAACCTAGCTCATTAAGATTTAGGATACCTGCTGGTGTGTAGGACTTAGCGTTCCACCATGCCTCAACAAACTGAGAACGCTGTCCTGTCTTCAGGTACTCATTAGCATCCTTCATACTAAGATGGACAATCTTACATTTGTTAGGCTCAAACAGTTGGCCTACCTTCTGTGCTGCTTCACGTCCTTCCTTGTCACTGTCAAAGCACAGGATAATATTATCAAACATGTTAAGGAAATCAAATGATTCCTTACAGTTCTTTACTGCTGCACCAGCACCATTCTTGAGAGATACAACAGGCCACTTGGAACCTAGTATCTCGTAGGCTGACATAGCATCAAGCTCACCCTCACAGACAGTGACATACTTACCCTTGCGAGGGAACAGATGCTGACCAAACAAACCTGCATCGGATAGATTACCTTCTGACCAGAACTTCTTACCCTCTACGCCCCTGATCTTACGACCAATCAACTCACCGTCTGATCCTTTGTATGAGTATAGGTGATGGGTAATAGTAGAATTATTCTTGATAACTGATACACCATAAAGCTTGGCTGTATCAGCAGCAATCTTACGATCACCAAGGTCAGAAAGAACAGCGTTGTCATAGCCATTCAAAGGTTTAGGCTTGTCAATAGATACTACCGTATTAGTTTGCATACTTGTTTCCTCGTTGGATGGAATAAATTCTTCACATTTGTGACAGTACTGATGACCATCTGAGTACAAAGAGTTTGCATCAGAAGAACCACAAGACTCACATGGAAGGTGCTGTACGAAAGTTGCTGTGTCTGTCATAGCTTACTCACTGTTAGATACAATTTCATAGAGTGTGGTATAGTCTACGTTACGATCTGCATAAAGAGTATAATATAAACTACTATAATAGTCAAGGGTTTCTTTAGCCTCTGTTTTTGTTTTAATATCTTTACTTACTAAAGTATTTGTGTTAGTATTTCTAACTGCCCATTTTTTTACCATTACATATTACCTGTTTCTTTCCATGCTCCACTCAGTATTTGATCTCTATATTCTTTAAATTCTTTTTCAATAGCTACTAACATTTCTAGTTGATCTAGATCGTCTAGTTGTTTAAAGCCTTTCTGAGGTGCAATGACCACCCCATGACTGTACTTAATTTTAAATAAATCGTACCTTTTCATCACATTGCTCCTTGTAAGGCTTTCCATGATACAGGAAATCTCTGTTCGAGTTGTCTGTTTATATCTTTAACTACATCTCTTGTCTCCTTCTGCGTATCACTAGCTAGACGTAGCTTACACACCCTAGCAAAGGCTGCGATGCTACCACTCCAATACCACTCAGTATACATGCCTTGTGGTAGTACTGCGCGTGCTTGTTCTTCACATACTCCTTGGGTTAATAAAGCTTTATAGGCATCGGTAGCGTGCCGTACAGCATCACCATAGATATGATTGATAATGCTTGGTGATGTTACTAACTCTTCTGATGATCCTTGTTTCTTATCATCAGCAGCCTTACGCCACTCACTTGTGTACCATACCTCTGGATCATCAGACACGTAGCGACGGCTCACCTCGTTCCATACTAACCCTACCTGATGCTTACCAAGTTGTCTAGCCACAAAGATAGGCGCTCTCATATGGAACTGTGCGGAGCAATGTCCGAACGGTGTCCAGTGGTTGTGCTGGGCAAGATAGTTAATTAACTTAGCATCTTTTTCAGAGATTGGTTTGCTTTTGGGTGAGCGTTTGTTGAACGATACTCTTGCTGCATTTACAACAGTAACGTCACTGCCCATGTGGTCTATGAGTTTAGCTGTCATCGGATTGTCCTAACATCCATTGTGCAATTTTTATATGTTCTAATGCTGTTGCGTCGTTTTTTAATCGGTTAGCTCTAGCAGATATCCATCCAACATTTCCTTTTACATATCCTTTATCAGGTACAATGCGATCTACTTGTGCCGCATTGTCAGCATATCGGTTAATGGCTAAAAGGTCTAACTTAACTCCCAGAATAGGACAGGTACCAGTCCAAATAGACTTTAGATATTCTTCTGTTAAATTAAAAGGTAATTGTTTTTTATTTGCTCGTCCTTTAACAATTATATTTCTGCTATGGAAAGGGTTTTCTTGGTTAAATTTTTGTTCGCGTTTTCTCTGACATGTTTTACATTCTGAATATCGCCATTGGTAAGTAGTGCCGTCGGAACGGACCTTGCGTCTTTCATAATACTCAGTTATTAGTTTATTTTTTTTACATTTGGTACATACTTTTGCTGGAAGTTTTGTAAGTTTGTCGAGCGCGTGAAACAAGTTAAGGTATTCTTCATCAACCATCATTGAAAGTTTCCTCCCATAGATTATCTATAAAGTCTTCCTTGTCCTCCATGATCTCGTTGATCTCCTCCTTGGCAAGCTTCTTAGCTTCCTTGGCTGTGTACCCTTCTTCAGCATACTGTCTAGTAAGATCACGAAACAAATGGTTGCGTTCTTTTTCCCATAGATTTTTTGCCATTACTCTGCCCACTTACCTCTGTTAATTCCTAGTTGCGCGCTTAGTTTTTTAATTGTTTCTTCTTTATCTTCTATAGCTTTCTTCAAGATAAAAACATACTGCTCAAGCTTTAGAATTTTCTGTGCATCATTCATCTTCCTGCTCTCTTGTAAAAGATATGCTCACCCACTGTGTCCATAAGAACAAACTCTTTAGACACAGCCCATGATGGCGAGACATACACTGCATGATAATGCGTAGCTCGTAAAGTATTACGTAACATCACACCATTTAATGTTAATTGAACTACTTTAACAACCTCTTCTAACGCATTGATATTGTGCATACTTTCTGACTTACCGTCACACCAATAAGAGAATTGACATTTGTTTCTTACTGGATTTTCTTCCCAGTATATGCCTTGTCTGACTACGCCGCATATAGTATTCGGAAAAGATTTATTATGCATTCTTTCTAGGATTACATTAGCCACTGCTAATTTTCCTATGAAAGTTTCTGACCTAGCCTCAAAGTAAACTGCTTCGACTAGGCATGTACGTTCGTCTGCTTTTGCAGGACTGATAAGCAAGAGCAGTAGCAGACTACTTAAAATATATTTAAACATTAGTGTATCCTTAGAATTTTAAGGCTAGATATATGATCTCCGAAAAAAGGTTCAAGAGTTTCTTTCATGAACTGTTGTGCCTCTAACATAGTCTCAAATGTTTCTAGGCTATCCCCATTTTCTGCTACGAGAGGGGTTGTTTCTTCAAGGTCTGGTTCTTCAGGAATTTGTACTATGATGTATGACACGGCTGCTCCTCTGGACATTTTTCTAGGTCATGGATAGGCAGGTTATAGCAATCAGCACGTACTGTAAAGTTATTATCCCCATCCTTCTGTCCTTTTTTTAGGAAGCGTGCATCTTCTATGTATTTTTTCTTATCATAGTGTCCCAGTACCCAGCATCTTTTATTATCATAAGACACACGGGTAAAGATATAGACATCACACTTCTGGTTGGGATTAAAGTTGGACACTGAACACTCATAGTAATCTCTAGGAGCTACTGATGTACGTTTAGTTTTTACATCAGCAGTCCTTCTGTCTGGCAACACTAGGTCATACTGATAGGTATGTTGTATGTCACCACCATATATTTTCTGTGCTGCTATCTCTCCGAGGAACCCAGCAAGACTACCACCACCTGACTCGATAGAGTTGTTAAGAACTCCCATCTCCTCTGCTAATTTAGAAGCTAAAGCTCTATCATAATCAGTCAGGTCAATAGCTTTCATTATACCACGCCACCTATATTGTCCCTAATGATATCACTGAAGTTAAGTTCTGCCCAATAGATTTCAAGGGCAAGTGTTGCGTGCAGTGCCTCAAAAGAATGTTTCTCTCCAGCAGGAACCACACACATATCATTCATATATAAAATTGTTTCATCTATTAGGCCATAGTCTTTATGCCGCTTAATAATTAACTCTCCTTCCAAGACATAGAACGCATTGATCTTACTTTGATGTGCGTGTGTACTACAAAAGCCACCCTTATTAATTTTAATCTGATGGATTTCAATAGCGGGTGTTTGTAATAGAGGACGTGTCTGTCCCCAAACTTTTCCTTCAATGTTCATTAGTCATCCTCATTTACTATAAGATTAAAAGCTTTGTAAATAAACTCATTCAACTCTTCTGTATCATCAGGGTTATATCCAAATGAGAACACAAAATCTCTAACGGATTCCCACGGGACATCTAATTTAGGATTGGTTGTCCACTCATGATAGATCACATTGTCAGACATCAATCACCTACCTTCATACCACAGTATTTAATTATATATTCTCGTGCCTCTTCTCTTGCACGTTCGCCACCTTCTTGTTCAAGTGTGTTTAAAATCTCACTCATTACCCATGCGTTACGACGTGAGGATTTACCCTCTGCCATTAACTCATCGACCCGCTGCGCTGTAGGTGTCGTCGATCCATTGCTCATACTCATTCTCCATGATTAAAAGTTCACTCTCAACCCAATGATTAACCTCGTCCAGTTGGATATTACTAGACACACTACAGTAATGCTCTAGCACTGGAGTTATCCACGGGTCATAGACCTCGTTCAGATGTTTCAAAACTTCTTCTTTAGTTTCAAACTTAATTACCATTATCTTTTTCCTTTCTTTTATTCTTAGCTGTTACACCTGCTAGACGTATCTCCTCAACTGTACGGTTACATCCTACACAATATTCTTTGTTGTCGTCGAGTTTACAGACATCACAACATACTGTTTTCATGTTGATACTTTTTCTACTGCTGCTACTTTTACACTCATATCGTCGCTGTGAAAAATCTTATACTCGTGACTGTTTCCCTTGATATCGGTAGCAGTTACTCTTGTGATGGTGTATGTAGGGTTTCTCTCAGTGACACATGTAATTTCAGTGGCGTTAAAACTTGCAGTCTCACTATACATTTCCTTCTCCATTTTCTTATAAATAAACTTTTACACTAACGTAAAAGTTTTAGGTTGGCCTCCACAGTAGGACTCGAACCTACAACCTACAGCTTAGAAGGCTGTCGCTCTATCCAGTTGAGCTATGTGGAGTATACACACATTAGTCTTCTGATGTCAACTCTTCTAGTTTTTTATTTAATAACGATGTGATTACGAACATAGCATCCTCATTGGAAGGTGCATGATGGAAGGCTGCATCAATAGCTGCTGCTAATGAGCCATAGACCACAACGATAGGGTTCTTACCTTCTTTTAGATTATACTCTATCTCAGCACCAAACAGTTCATAAAAACTGCTGATGTCCCTGCCTCTGGTCTTCCAACCATCGTTAACCATTACCTGTCTCCCATACTGTATCCCAAGGTATACCACGTTTTTCAGTACGCCTCAAGATATTTTTCCATTTAGTTAAAGAAATGCGTGAATAATTTTGTGGGATAGGATAGGTAGCTGACTTAGCTCTTACCCATTTCCATCCTACCTTGGCCTCTACTAGCCTAGCACCTGATCCTATATAAGGTAACTCATTCTCAAGAAAAACCCAGCCTTTAAACTTTGGCATCTTTTTTCCTTTTTCTATAAAGGGTTAAGTTAATAACTGTATTAACCCAGACACCTAGCAACACAGTTGCTTCTACTATTAAAGTGAGTATCTCAACCATTATCTAGTCACCCAGTTCAGCACTACAGTATAAAAAATATAACAGCTAAAACAAATAAGTAAATAAAATGTGTTGCTGCGGACATTCATCGACCCTGCCCTCGATATTTCTTATAACAGGTGCGCCTATTCTTATTCATAGTTTTACTTGATATCATAGAATGATTTCCACCTATACTTGTTTTCTTCTTGGTTGTTTCTATAACTGTATTTGATTTAGATTTTATCATTTATTCTCCTTTGGTGTGAGCGGCGGGACTTGAACCCGCAAGCCATAGCTGGCGACAGATTTTAAGTCTGTTGTGTTTACCAATTTCACCACGCTCACTTAGTTATATCACTCTCTTGATTAAAGAATTTTCCATAATAACTTGAGCAAAAAACTCAATAGCTTTCTTACCCTTGTCGGTTTTGATACCCGTATAGGATGGTCTATTACTACCATACAATTCGCCATCGGTCAAGTACTCTGGCCCAAATACAGATGTTTCCTCATACTTCAAAGGCTTACCAATGTTTTCTCTCATGTTTTTCTTACTAGGATATAGAAATAACATAGCCATATTACAGTTCCTTTGTGTATTTATATACAACAAACACCACTACCGCTAGTACTACAGCAGTAATAACTAATGTAATTATTTTTAATAGTATTGCGTCGTACATATTTTGTTTCCTTATAAGTTAATACAGTATACAGTGTGTTCACTTTCCCAATTTGGATCATCAAGTTGATTAAGCTCTTCGAGATAGTCTTCTGTTGTGAAGTAACGAACATCAGCCTCGCTAGTAAAAGCGTCACGTCTATAACTATTAGAGTTTATACGAATACTCAACTCAAATAGTTGGCTATCTGTTAGGTCGTCTTTAGTAATCATAACTATTCTCCATATAGTTCACCCAGCACCACCTCTGGAGTAACATACTCCACAGGCTTTGCATGGGCTTCAGTGTCACAAGCATCACAGTAGTATATATCAATCTTATCTATAGACATAACATATTCCATTCGACCTGTCATACCTTTACAAACTTTGCACTGTTGCTTCATGTTGTTTCCAATCTTCTATAAATGCAATGATGTCAGCCAATCCTTCTTCCTGTCCCTGTTTACTACGCTTATATCTTTTACCAGTAAACTGGCCGACAGTTCGTAGCATGTTGGTGACAGTCCATCTAGTATTAGCCTTTATACCATGCTTGATCCAAAGTTTCAAGCCATGTTTCAAAGCTATGGCTTTGTACATATTAGGTTCGATTGATATTGCTTTGCTTGTCATAGTCTATGCCCTTGCTATTGTCTGATGAATGCCCATGATAGCATTACTATGCAACCAAGATACATCGTCGGCACTTTCAAAGTGCTTCGGATATTTTTCTGCTACTAGATTGCACCAGTTATTCCAAAGCACCTCACTGCCACCGATTTCCTTACACACTGCAAGATATTTTCTCGCTTTATTAAAGTTAGCAGCAGTCATTTTTCCCTTGTCTTTCCCATTTGTCTTGAACGTATTCTCATTGATATCATACTCTTTAAGATTATGACAGTCAAGACATCCTCCCTCACCAGTAGTGAGTTGCATGATAAACCCTGCTTTTACCAAGCCAATGCACGGTATACGCTGCAAAGATATCAGAAATTCTTCTGGATATATGTCTCCA